GCTGAGAAGGCTGCTGCTGAGAAGGCTGCTGCTGAGAAGGCTGCTGCTGAGAAGGCTGCTGCTGAGAAGGCTGCCGCAGAACAAGCTGCTGCAGAACAAGCTGCCGCTGAGAAGGCTGCCGCAGAACAAGCTGCCGCTGAGAAGGCTGCCGCAGAACAAGCTGCCGCAGAACAAGCTGCCGCTGAGAAGGCTGCCGCAGAACAAGCTGCCGCTGAAAAGGCTGCCGCAGAACAAGCTGCCGCTGAGAAGGCTGCCGCTGAGAAGGCTGCCGCTGAGAAGGCTGCTGCTGAGAAGGCTGCCGCAGAACAAGCTGCCGCTGAGACCAACGAAGAACACATTAAGATTGAGCCGATAGCTTAATTTTGTTTTGAATGTCAGTACTCAAAAAATTCCATAATAAATTCAACATACATTTACCATATGAATTCAGGTTCAACAATGTAATATCTTGTAAAGTGTCTCCATACGTTTTACTAGATATCAGTTTAGCTAATTCAATAGCCAGACCTATTTGAGTAGCATGTTTCCAACCAAAGCCCTTACTATCAAAAACCCATTTCCACTTTTGTCCTTCCAACGAATCCAATGTATCTTTATAATGCTTTATAATACCAACTGAATCATTGTATTTGATTGCGTCTGCCGGGCATGTATAAAAAATATGTATTCCATTATCTTCACTTACCTTTGAAAATGAATGGCTATTCGGACATTCATCGCATATTTTACAAACATAATTCATTTAACTTTGTAAAATATAAAAATAAAAAATACTAAACGAGTATTTTTCGATTTACTTACAACTTATCTTTTTTATTTTTTATTTTGACTTTTGACACATTTGAACATTTAAAATGCCGATTTTAAGGCAGGTAATTTTTTAGTTTCCACAGAGCTTTCTTTTCGCGTTCTTCACTGCTTCTGCCTCAGCTTTGAAATATTTGATTTCCATCTCCCGAGCTCACCTCTCTGTCGCGCCAGTAGTAGTCATCGTGTTGACGCTCCATAGCGTACATAGCGTGTTCGTCGGTGTACTCAGGTGCATCGCTGTCGTGCATGGGGCCGTGTGCGGTGTAGTAGGCGTTCTTCTCCTGGTCATTCATGAAGAAGAAGTCGATGACTGTGTCCTTGGTCTGCTTCCACAACCATTCGGTCAATACTCGGTCGGACTTGCTTTCATATGGACATAAGAACATCATCATAATGATGCGGTGCTTGGACTCATTCTGCAGCTTCGCCCTGAACTTTTCGGATGCAGCTGCCTTCTCGGCTGCTTTAGTAGCAGCAACCTTTTCAGCAGCAGCCTTTTCAGCAGCAGCATCATTTTCAACAGCAACCTTGCTGTCGTGCATGGGACCATGTGCGGTGTAGTAGGCGTTCCTCTCCTGGTCATTCATGAAGAAGAAGTCGAGGACTGTGTCCTTGGTCTGCTTCCACAACCATTCGGTCAATACTCGGTCGAACTCGCTTTCATATGCGAACTCGCTTTCATATGGACATAAGAACATCATCATAATGATGCGGTCCTTGGACTCATCCTGCAACACAGCCCTGAACTTTTCGGCTGCAGCAGCCTTTTCAGCAGCGGCCTTTTCAGCAGCGGCCTTTTCAGCAGCGGCCTTTTCATCAGCGGCCTTTTCAGCAGCAGCGGCCTTTTCAGCAGCAGCGGCCTTTTCAGCAGCAGTCTTTCTGTCGTGCATGGGACCATGTACGGTGTAGTAGGCCTTCTTCTCCTCGTCATTCATGAAGAAGAACTCGAGGACTGTGTCCTTGGTCTGCTTCCGCACCCATTCGGTCATTCCTGAGTCGAACTTGATTTCATATGGACATGATAACATCATCGTAATGATGCGGTCCTTGGACTGCCTCTGTATCATAGCCCTGAACCTTTCGTCACGGGTCATGTCATCATCATCATCATCCTCATCACACGACTCGTCCATTGTACCATCACTCATTGTATCATCGCTATCCCAGCAATAAGGGATGACTTCCTTCGCCTTAGGGGCGATGACAGGTTGCGTTTGGTCGGATACGGACATACTATTAATCGATATGGTTATAAATATAATGCAATAATTTATAAGTGTTTTTTATTTTCAATTTTTATAAGATTAGGTCGGCCAGCCGTACAACCAGGTTGTTCTTGACACGTTCTCGCGTATCCTGATTTACACATGAGTAATATTTGTAGCGCAAGGCATTCCAAAAAATTGATGGAATCAGCCATTTTTTATAGAGTACTATAATAATGAAATCAACCATTATTCCAGGATACAAAGGGATTATGCCTCTTGATTTGAGTGGAGTCGAACAACAATATCATAAAATTATGATAGACCAACATGAAAAAGACATAAAAGAATACAATAAATATCAATCCGAGTTACCCTTACGATTAAGGTATGAAAATACAACATACAAGGCACTTCGACAAATTGAACTAGATAACAGTATAAACTACCAAAGAATAAGGGCATTTGAGTCAGAACAACGGAAAATGGATATACGTTTACTGAACGGAAATGTTTAGATTTTAGATTTTAGATTTTAGATTTTAGATTTTAGATTTTAGATTTTAGATTTACTTTCTATGAATGTAAGTAAAAAGTAGAAAAAAGAAATGGCAACGATTTTCAAAAATGGACATTTATAAAATGTCCTTTTTTCATTTGGGCGAGATAGTCTCGTTTTACTACTTTTCTGAAATTGTGTTTATGAGGATAACGCAGTATTTTTGGTTTTTATGGTGAAATTGTTATTAGCATATATTTTTAGGTATATTAATGTGGATGACGTTTAGCGATTTTTTCGTTGTATATTATACAACATGTCGCGCAAATCTCGCGGAGTAACAAAATCATATAAATGCGAAACTTGTAATTATATATGCAGTAAAAATAGCGATTATATCAAACATTGCAAGACTGTAAAACACACTAAGCGACTTACAATCGGTATACAACCAGAAAAGTCTCCAATTATTTATGCTTGTGCTTGTGGAAAAGAATATAATCATCGTGCTTCATTATGGAATCATAAACAGAAGTGTAAAGGAGAAGACCAAGAACAAACTCATGCACCCCCATTGGATTCCTCTTTAGTAATAGAGTTATTGAAACAGAACCAAGAATTCAAGGAATTGATGATAGAGCAACATAAGAGAATGACAGAACAACAAGATACAATTATAGAGTTATCTAAGAATGTAGGAAATACAACAAACAACAATACAATCAATAATAATAACAATACAACTAACAACAAGTTCAATCTCAATGTGTTTCTAAATGAGACATGCAAGGATGCTATAAATCTAAATGATTTTATTCAGTCAATTGAACTGTCTGTAAATGATTTTATCAAAACAGGAGAAGTAGGATACGTGAGAGGTATATCTGATATTATGTTAGAGCGCATTCGTGATATGCATCCTCATGTTCGTCCAATCCACTGTACGGATTTGAAACGTGAAACAGTCTACGTAAAGGATTCCGACGTATGGGCGAAGGAAGATGAAACCAAAAAGCATTTACGAAAGGCAGTCCGTATAGTAGCCAATAAGAACAAAGCCCAAGTGCACCCTTGGATAGCCGAAAACCCCAAATATGACATATTAGATACCCCCGAATGTGACAAGTTCTTTGAATACTCCAAAGCATCATTGGGAGGTTATGGAAAAGAAGAGGATGAAAAGTTTGAAAAGAAAATCATCAACAATATCCTGAAAGAAACAGTTATTGATAAGAATCTAGTAGAGAACTGAAAATCTATTCTTGAAAAGTTGAAAAAAGAAATGGCAACGATTTTCAAAAATGGACATTTATAAAATGTCCTTTTTTCATTTGGGCGAGATAGTTTCGTTTTACTACTTTTCTGAAATTGTGTTTATGAGGGTAATGCAGTAATTTTAAAATTTACGGTGAAATTGTTATTAGCATATTTTTTAAGTATGTTAATACGGAAAGTATTTAGAGGGGTAATATCTATCCTTAATATATAGGATTATTAAGGATGGAAGCACCCCTAAAATCCCCAATCGAATTTACATGTAATGATTGTAACTTTAAATGCTGTAATAAAAAAGATTATAAACGACATTTAAATACAGCTAAACATCTAACGAGGATGACTAGGATTAAAAATACCCCTAATACCCCTGATGGGTTTTATTGTGAATGTGGAAAGCGATATAAATATAAACGTGGGTTATGGAATCACAAACAGAAGTGTAAAGGAGAGGACCAAGGACAAACTCATGCCCCTCCATTGGATTCCTCTTTGGTAATAGAGTTACTGAAACAGAACCAAGAATTCAAGGAGATGATGGTAGAACAACATAAAAGAATGACCGAACAACAACAGAGAATGACGGAACAGCAAGATACAATCATAGAGCTATCTAAGAATGCCGGGAATACAACAAACAATACAATCAACAATACAACTAACAACAAGTTCAACCTGAATGTATTTTTGAACGAGACGTGCAAGGATGCTATAAATCTAAATGATTTCATCCAATCTATAGAACTAACCGTAAATGATTTCATCAAAACCGGAGAAGTAGGATATGTGAGAGGTATATCAGACATTATGTTAGAGCGTATCCGTGATATGCATCCACACATAAGACCAATCCACTGTACGGATTTGAAACGTGAAACTGTCTACGTAAAAGATTCTGATGTATGGGCGAAGGAAGATGAAACCAAAAAGCATTTACGAAAGGCAGTCCGTATAGTAGCCAATAAGAACAAAGCCCAAGTTCATCCTTGGATAGCCGAAAACCCCAAATATGACATATTAGATACACCAGAATGCGACAAGTTCTTTGAATACTCCAAAGCATCATTAGGAGGTTATGGAAAGGAAGAAGTTGAAAAGTTTGAAAAGAAAATCATCAACAATATCCTGAAAGAAACAGTTATTGATAAGGAATTAGTATCAAATTAGTTTGTAAAATCATTTAAAGTTTATGTAACTGTTATTGTATATGGCGACCGTGGACGTAAATAAGTTAGAAAATCTAAAGGAAAGAATAGAAGTTCTTAGTAAATTCCAACAGGTAGAAGTGTTAAAAATCTTATCAAAGAATCTATGTAAACTGAACGAGAACAAAAGCGGTATCTTCGTAAATATGACTTTTCTGGAAACTGAGGTAGTTGAAGAATTAGAAAAGTACATGGCATATGTAGAAGACCAGGCGGATACATTTAAGACGGTAGAATACCAAAAAGAAGAATTTAAGAACATAATTTTAGAACAAGAAGAACCCGAGAACACAATCTCATATAGATATGTGTAAAGGAGATAAAGAGATATGCTTGTATTTACAGAGTAACCACAATGACTAATTTCTGCAACAACCTATTTTTTTATGACAATCCCCCTATTGAATTGTCACAAATAATTTCGAATTTAAAGCCACATATGTATACCGTCGATACGATTCTTCCAGTGGATATGGTTGTAAAAGAGAGCATTCCAGAACCGAAACCCGAAAAATGTAAAGACCCTGTTCCAACGAGTGTTTCATATAAACCCAAACCCGTGAATCGTAATATGGATGCAATACGTCCAAATAAAAAGGATAGTTTATTTTGGTGTCTGTATATAATTTCATATGGATATGCTGATTTCCAACAGGTTACTCGAAATCATCGCGTTAGGCAGTTGGAAGTTCAGAAAGAGTTAATAGATGTAATCCAAAAGGACAAAACAGTAATGAAAACTACAAATATGAAATTTACAAACGTGGCAATTCAGGAATTAACTTCTGATTTATTAAGCATAACAAAGGATATAAATTACCGAGTGGCAATTGCGCTGTGTGTTTTATACAAGATAAATATTTACATGATAAATAGCGAAAGGGGTATCTATGTAAAGTTCATTTCTAATACTGAGGTAGAATTACCGACATACGCGATATATCGTGAAGACAACAACAAATACAGTGTAGATATTGAGCCTTTATCTTCAGAGAAGATGTTATTAATGGACGAACTGACATGTTTAGAAAGTTATTTGACACCATTAAAGACGATTTCCAACTATAAAATAATTGAATTAATGGAAAAGGCACGCCAATTGGGTTTGTTGGATGAGGATAAGAAGTATAAGAAGAAGGAATTATATGAACTTGTGTATAACAGAATCCGTTGGGAGTAAAGATACAAAATTGAAAAAGGTATAAAATAATATATGATTTTATATATATTATATTATGACCGAACATACTGATAGGGAACGAACCAAGATGTCCGACACCCAAATTAAACCCGTACGTACATCAAAGCAAGCCAAAGAAGAATTTGAAAGTATAGTAGGGCAGTATTTAGAAAGCAACCCTATAATTTCCACTAACAACAAAACAAGTGAATTGGAAATCCGTTTTGGTACAAATCCGAAAGTATCAAAACCAATCAATAAAATGGGTTATGATAACGTAGTAAAGCAATTATATGCATGTGGATTTAAGCCGGAGAATAGTCGTGGAAATCAGATTTTACGTATTCAAAATGAGTTTGTTGATACACGTACCGGACAGATAAAAATGTCAAATATCCGTGCTGAAATCGTAGGAACAGACCTAATCCAAGAATACTGTCGTACAAACAATATTCAAAAGGTAATTGACATGCCATCTACTCTATTTAATAAGATAAAGTTCACACAGAAGATGTCAGCCGTGGATAGTAAAGGAGGTTATATACGTAAACTGGATATGGAAGATTTCAATTTCCGCGTTTCCTACCAAACCGAACAAGATTTCAACGTCCAATCAGGATTGTCAAGAAACATCATATCAAAGTGGACTGATTCTAAGAAGCTCTTTCGCTCCATGAACCGTGTGCGTTTTTATCATGATGAGTATCCTATATTCGCAGATATAAGCATAGTAAAGGGTTCAAAGCGGATGAATCGTATTCCAGTTCCCCAATATACGATTCAAGAAGCGGAGGTATTTTCGGGACAGGAATCCTATGAGATTGAGTTAGAAATAGACAATGCGAAGGTAGGCACTGGAACTGCGTATGATAATGCGGCGCGGTTAATGACCGACTTGCGAAAATGTATTCGTATAATTCTGAGCGGATTACAGGAAAGTAAATATCCAATCCCATATAGCGAACAAGAACATGTATTACAATCATATATGCGTATGGTTCGTGGAGAAGGTTATCAAACAAAGCGCATTTATCCAAAGGATTTTATTGGTCCCGGTTCATTTACATTACAAATCGAAAATGTAATTGCGCATATAGAAGATTCTACAATCGTAAGTATACGAGATAATTATTGTGTTACCGAGAAGGCAGATGGTGACCGAAAGTTGTTATATATTGCGAATAATGGTAAAATCTACTTAATCGATACCAATATGAATGTAACATTTACCGGTTCAAAAACAAATGAGAAAACCATCTTCAACAGTTTGTTAGATGGGGAACATATTCGCGAAGACAAACATAATAAATACCTGAATATGTTTGCTGGATTTGATTTATATTATGTGAATGGAAAGTCGGTGCGTGAATTCCCATTTATAAATTACTTACCGCCTATTGAAACCGACGAGAATATTGAGAAAGGTGAAATCGTTGCGAAGAAGTTCCGTCTTGAGTTACTCAGCGAATTAATCGAGTTGTTAAAACCAATTTCCATCTTAGAGACTTCATCGAACGATGAAGTTGAACCAAAGGAGAACAAACGTTCCCCCGATTTAATTGTAAAATGTAAGGGTTTCAATGCTTCCAGCGAACATGGTAATATCTTTAATGCTTGTTCTAAGAAGTTATCCGATATAAATGACGGATTGTTTGAATATACTACGGATGGATTGATTTTCACCCCAATGGATTTACCTGCTGGAGGCAACACGCTAAACGGGTCTCCGGGTCCGTTATACAAATCAACTTGGGAAAAGTCATTTAAATGGAAGCCCGCAGAGTTCAATACAATCGATTTCCTGGTCTCTGTAAAGAAGGATAAGACGGGTCGGGACGAGGTCCATCATATTTTCCAAGAAGGGCGTAATATGGAGGGTAATCAAGAAGTAATCCAATATAAAACCCTGGTGCTAAGATGTGGTTTCGATGAACGCAAACATGGATATTTGAATCCATGTCAAGACATCTTAAACGATAAGTTGCCGTCCCCTGAAGATTTGGACAATGAGGATTCCTATAAACCTGTTCCATTCCAACCAACAAATCCTTATGATGAAACCGCTCATTTGTGTAATATAATATTGAAGGGAGACGAAACGAATCTGTATATGATGACAGAGGAGAATGAGTATTTTGAAGATGATATGATTGTAGAATTCAAATATGTAATGGATAATGATGATGGATGGAAATGGGTTCCATTACGTGTTCGGTATGATAAGACGAGTGAATTGCGCGCTGGAATGAAGAATTATGGAAATGCGTATCACGTTGCGAACAATAATTGGCATTCAATTCATCAACCAATCACCGAGTATATGATATCAACCGGAGAAAATCTACCTGAATACGAACGTAATGATGATGTATATTACAATCGTTCTAATGATGAGACAAGCACTCAAGGATTACGCGATTTCCATAATTTGGTTGTAAAGAAGAACTTGATAATGGGAGTATCTGAACGTGATAATACCTTGATTGACTATGCTGTAGGGAAAGCAGGTGATATGCCGAAATGGATACGGTCTAAATTGAAGTTTGTGTTTGGAGTGGATGTTTCAAAGGACAATATTCATAATCAAGTGGATGGCGCATGTGCCCGGTTTATACGAGCAAATAAGAAATATACGAAAATGCCAAAAGCCTTATTTGTAACCGGAAATAGCAGTCAGAATATTCGCAATGGGGATGCGGTAGATACAGACAAGGATAAACAAATCATTAAAGCGGTCTTTGGAAATGGTCCTAAAGATATTTCCTTATTGGGTAAGGGAGTATATAACCAATATGGTGTAGCCGAGACAGGGTTTAACGTGAGCTCTTGTCAATTTGCCATGCATTATTTCTTTGAAAATAAAACAACGTTCCATAACTTCATGCGTAATGTGGCGGAATGCACGAAAATTAACGGATACTTCATTGGAACGTGTTATGACGGAAAGCAAGTATTTAATCTACTAGAAAATAAGAATAAAGAGGAAGGTATTACGATAATGAAAAATGAGCGCAAGATTTACGAGATTACTAAGATGTACGACCAAACCGGATTCCCCGACGAAGAAATGAGTTTGGGATATGCGATTAACGTATACCAAGAGAGCATAAACAAGGTATTCCGCGAGTATTTGGTAAACTTTGATTACCTAGTTCGTATTATGGATGATTATGGGTTTGTTCTAGTAACGAAAGAAGAAGCGGTCGGTATGGGATTACCTGACGGCACTGGTCTATTTTCGGAATTATTCGCATCAATGGAGCAAGAACTAACCCAGAATCCATCACGCAAGACAGATTATGGTAAGGCTCCGTACATGTCTCCCGAAGAAAAGCAAATCTCATTTATGAATCGCTATTTTGCGTTTAAGAAAGTCCGTAGTTTGGATGTAAAAAAAATGTCAGATATTATATTAAACAAGGAAGAAAATACACGTACGATAGTGAGTGATATATTGGAAGAGGGACAAGAAGACACTGCGACGATTGAATCCGAGCCACCCAAAAAGAAAACAACCAGAAAAATAAAGAAAGATAAAATCATCTTGAAAAAATAAAACAATATAGAAATATCTGTATAATAACCATTAGCTATAACAATTGTTATTATAAAATATGTCATATTACCAATTACCACGTGTAAATTTTTTTACACTAACACATATCGATTATATTGTAGATAGTAAGATTCCGGATATAGCAGTTTCACATTCTCTTGCGAGGTACTTGTATGAAATAAAACAACGGCTCGAACTCATCGAAACTGAGTGGGACATCCACAAAAAATATACTAATCCATATGAATATATTCATACACTTACCCCCCATAGAAAGAAATGTATATCCAAGTACATGCCGTTATCGAGGTCCTATTTTAAAATGATAGAAATGATAAATACATTTGATTTACAGTTTGATTCTAAGCCAATTCATACATTTCATATAGCGGAAGGACCCGGTGGTTTTATCGAGGCAATCGCAAAAACTCGTAACTGCGTTCATGATAGTTATACTGGTATGACAATATTGGATGACAAAAATGACCCTAATATACCCGCTTGGAAGAAAACACAGAGCTTTTTACAGAACAATAAAAATGTATATATAGAAAGAGGTAAAGATGGCACAGGAGACATATTAAAATTGGAAAATTTTGTATATTGTAAAGAGAAGTATGGTTCTTCTATGGAACTGATAACTGGAGATGGTGGGTTTGATTTTTCGGTAGATTTCAACAACCAAGAAGTTCATATCGCGGATCTTCTAATGGCGCAAGTGTTTTATGCGTTAGTTATGCAGAAGAAAGGAGGTAGTTTCATATTGAAGATATTTGACTGTTTTATGAATCATACATTGGACCTGTTGTATATATTATCATCATTTTATGAAACCGTACATATTGTGAAGCCATATACAAGTCGGTATGCGAATTCCGAGAAATACATTGTATGTAAGAAATTCATATATCCAAACAATAGTACATTTTATGACACTTTATATAATGCGTTTGTGAAAATGACACATAATAATGGAGAACGAAATGTTGTGCGTTTTTTGAATACCCCATTGACGTATCATTTCATAATAAAAATGGAAGAATACAATGCTGTTTTCGGACAACAACAATTAGAAAATATACATTATACCATATCCTTAATAGAAAGTAAGCATAAACACGATAAATTGGAACAATTATTAAAAACCAATATTTCAAAATGTGTATATTGGTGTAATAAGTACCGTATTCCTTGTCATAAAGACCTATAAAATTTACATTCATGTAAAATTTATAGTATGTCAGCGACTATCCTTGTATGGAAACATTAGGGCAATTTCGCTGTTCTCCAGTAGAAGTAAATGTAGGTGTTTTTGGAAGAGGATAACCAATCTTATCTTTTACAGTATATCCATTTGCAGGAACGCCATACGCAAGAGCATTCGCAACATGGGGTCCAAATGCGTTTCTATAACTGGACGCAGAATTGGTAATTGCGTTGTATTTCAACCGAGTTATACGAGAACTGGACGAAACCGCACCTTGTTGGGCGTATTGATGATTGTTCGGTTTATAATATACGCGAGTGTATCTAGGTTTGATAGCAGGTCCATCAGCAGAATTGGAAGCAACTACGTATTGAGTAGTTTGGTTAGAAGACGGATATGTACCAACAGTAAATCCAACCAGAACTTTAAACTCGTTGTCTAATACGTCCACAATCGGTATAACAGTCTCTGTGGGAACGTTCCATACTGGGTCTCTTGAACCGGAATCAGTTTCAATCGTAGGACGGACTAGACCTTGTTCGTTGATAATCGTTTGTGAAATAGGATTTATTTGAAGTTCTACTAATTTCGTAGTAGAATTAAAGACAAAGTTAATAAAGAATTGTTTAGAACCATTACGATTATCCACGAAATAATGTTCGTTTAATGACATTTGGGAGTGTAGAACCCTATTTATATCGGATACATCATAAAATCCTTTCTTTAAATCGACAGTAAATGTTCCGTATTGTCCGGCTGTTTCAGCAATCACATTCCCTTCTGAATCAGTTGGTGGAGAACCAGTTGCAGCTCCGGTCGGGTTACCGGCTACCCATTGGTAGGTAAATGAAGTGTCCGCTGACAAGTAATGCCTCTTACAATCAGTAGTAGTGTTCGTAGTATATATATTCGCAATAGATTGACTACTGCCCTGGACTGCTGTAGCATCACCTTCACGGAAGTAATGAAAATTATTTTGAGCGTAAGTCTTGTTACGGCTATTTAAATATTGCCTGGAGTCGGTATAATAGGTTGGTTTCTCAGTAGACAGGTCGAATTGTTTTTTAATCATACCTGAACTACGAACTCGACGTCTTGCGTTCGTTTCGGGCGTTCCTACAACGCATTCGCTAGCACATTCCCCTATTTTTTCACTAGAATTATAGGGTACATTAAAATCTACTATATTAACTAAACCATTACAAACGGGGCTTTTAGAGTTGACAATAGAACTACCTGGGCGATTTAATTCTTCTATGGTTGTCGTGTTGCGACTACTAGTACAACTTCCGGTACCGATTTCTTTACGGTAGGTTTTTAACGGAAGCGCAGAAAAAATGTTATTACCAAGTGATTCATTGGCAGTTGTTCCATTTTTCTTAATATGGGTTACAACCTGATTGAATGTACTTCCTTTCCATTTCATGATAGGGATTTGATTCATTAGTATGGCGGACATTATTATATAATAGTATAGTATAATATATTGCCATGAAATACTTAATAATACATAAGCGAATCATCTTATTGATTCTAGTTTTAGTGTTTACACTCTCTCTGTTACAATATGGTATAACGCTATATTCGACCTTCTATCGTCCCAGTGCTAAAGATGTTACGTTGGTAGAAGGATTTACCAATGTAACAGATACAAATGGGGTTCCGTTAAATACAAAGGACGAATATGTCATTCTCAATGTAGCCCATAACAAAGTTTTACAGACTAGATCAGATAATTCAATCAAGAGCAAATTTGTAGATTTCTCTAATCCTGTGATTGATGACAACATGATATTTCAAATAATCGACAATGGTGATAATACCCAAGGAATATGGAATAAAGGTAGGAAAGGCGTTTTAGGTATGGATGATGCTAATTCAAGAACTTATGTAAAACAACCCATGGAGACCAAATCTACATTACCATCGTCGTGGACGTGGGAACGATTCAATATAATAAATTATGGTCCGGATAACGTAGTAGCAATAAAAAGCGCTTTTTACAAAAACCGATACTACTATTTACACTCTAATGGGAATACTCGCGTAGGACAAGGTGGTAACTGGGAAAGAATGAAATTCATTAACTACACTGCGATTAACCGCAAACGGTTAGAGGAGTATAATAAAAACAACAAGCGAAGACAACAATTTCGTGATGAATATGATGCACGTAGAATAGCAATAAATATACTCTCTCGAAAAAGAAATGAAAATGAAATCAACAGGAAACAGTATGAACTTGATGAAGCAATCGTTACACATGATAATCAAACTGCTAGTAATTCGGTCAATACACAATCTACTATTGACGTCCTTAAGACAGAAATAGGACGACTCATTTCAAACAGTTATTAATCAAATGAAAACCAGTTAAATATATACCGACTGTATATTTAACAACCATGAATATTGTATTAAACACGGATAATTTTAACATAGAAAATGTAAATTTGTTAAGAAAACGACATAATACAGTTGTAGAAGGCACTTTTACAAAATTCACTTATTCCAATGAATATTTAACTATGAATGGAATCTATTTACAACTTTTTATTTCAAATATGGTATTACAAAATGATGGTAAATTTACAACTATTACATTTCAACCATACGGCAAACAAAATATATGCTACATACAACGTATTACGTCCATAGAAATGGAAATATTAGATTATTACAACAAAATTCATAACATCAATAAAAACAAAATACCGGTATTGACGAAAAAAATGTATTCGGGAAACATACGAACGATTTTGAGTAATTATTCAAAATGTAATAATATGTTAACCGTCAAAATATCTGGTGTTTGGGAAACTACTACCGAAATCGGTCTGGCAATCAAGATAATACATAATACAGATTACTAAAACATTCTACCATAACGTCTAACTGGTGTAGCAACAACATTTGTAGTGGGTTTGGCAATACTAGTTTCGTTTACGTTGAAATGCTGAATATCTACAACACCCGTTTCTTCATTAATGACATAGGTTACGTCGGATAATGTATTTAAACCATCAGTTCTTGGTATATTATATTCTTTGGGATTTCGTGTTTGTAATCCATTCGTATTTTGTTTTAATTTAAGGACATTCCCATGGTTAAATGGATAGAACTGTGAATAATCTACAGATAGCCCCTTTTTATCAGCCCTATTTTTAAATATAATGTCTTCATATCCCCATTCCCACATATTCGGAAACCCATTTGTTTTTTCAAAATCCCCGGCGGTGACAGAAAATATCCCACCGAGAGCATATTTAAATCCATAAAAATGTTTAATCGTTCCTTGGGTAGTTTCATAATTCATCGTATGGTTATCGTAGGGCATAACGTCAATATCATTAAATACAAGTGTAATGTTCTTGTAATAAGTAGGGTATTGATTTTTAAGGATTGAGAACCCGATGTTTTTCATGGCTCCGCGGTTAAATTTGGTAGCATTATTCTGCTGAATATAATAAATTTTATAATAATTGTCTGGCTTACCCTCTAATACTTTTAGCATTTGTGCTACGAAAAACTCTTTTTCTAGATATTTGTCACGATAAGGAACAATGAATACAATTTTTGGTATTTTGCGCTCGAAGCGTTTTTTCGCATCTTCTACAAGGTGTTTTCTTGCTTCTATTTTTTCGTAATATTCTTGGACCTGATTTGTAATAGATGGATTTACGTCAGGTTCATCTTCACTATCGGAATTTATTACCTCGTCACTAGTCATCATAGATGCAATGTAATCTTCCATCGACATATTCGAGGGAGGTTTTGTAATCGGTTCAGGTTGTTTTGCTTCCGGTTGTTTTGCTTCAGGCTCATCTTCACTATCGGAATTGATTACGTCATCATGCGTCATCATAGATGCAATGTAATCTTCCATCGACATATTCGAGGGAGATTTTGTAATCGGTTCAGGTTGTTTTACTTCAGGCTCATCTTCACTATCGGAATTGATTACATCATCATGCGTCATCATAGATGCAATGTAATCTTCCATCGACATATTCGAGGGAGATTTTGTAATTGGTTCAGGTTGTTTTACTTCCGGTTGTTTTATTTCAGGCTCATCTTCACTATCAGAATTTATTACTAAATCGCGTATTCGAGTTTGTTCTAGAGAGGTTTTCTTATCAGATAACAAATTCTCAATATAAGCTTCCATATGGAATCAGTCTGTATATACAATTAGAAGACAAAATTGTGTATACACATAATGCGATATATTTACTTGAACGCATGCTTCATTGTATCAAAGAATCCTTTGTAATTAGGCGAAGCATCATTGCATTTTGGTTTTCCGAATAGAAATTTGTTATAATCAAATCCATTATGACCGAATTCGATTTTTTTTTCACCCAAATAGTGAATAAACCCGACGAGGGTAATAGGTAATACTGCTGTTAATAAATATTTCTGCATAGTTTTAATTGTATCTATTTTTTCTGTAATGTTCTGTGTAGGCATCTTATCATCGGTGTCGGGACTGACCGTATTATCCCCAATTTTACTGCGATTTATTTGATTTTCGGATTCAATCTGTGTTAGGTAAACATGTGAAACATATATAATAGCGAATATGCCAAATACTAAAAACCAAATAATGTAATTAAGCTTGGATAAAAACATAAAAAACACATACAACAATACAGACACGTATACAAAATTAGTTGATGTATACAAACTAGGTCTAGTCAATACGACAAAAAACATTAACGATAAGAAACCGAGTATATGTTTTACTATCATGTTGTTTGAAAAGACTGCCTGAACGCGACATGGAAATATTTCACCTAAATAATTAGCAGACATCAATAATGATAAAATAATAAACGGATGGGTAAGTTCCGGTTCAATATTAGAAATCCATTCAAACATGGTGTATAATAAATACTCATAAAAAAGTTTTTGTTTACAGTGATTTGAATGATACATTGTGTTTAGAATTACGCATACTTATTCAAGACTGCTTTAGGCAAGAGTTGGTCGCTAATGACATCTAGTTTTTTAAAACATTTGTTTATAGTTACTTCACTGACCCCCGATATTTGCTTAATCTCTTGTTTAGTAAGTGTTAAATTACAGTGTTGTGAAACGAAGTAAATAACTCCTGCGGAAATTGCATGTGGTATATTGTCTGTAATAATGTTGTTCTTTTCAATCTTAATTGCTACAAACTTAGAAAGCATAGTCAGCTCGTTGTTTATGTTTAATTTACTACAATACCTTTCGATAAACGAACTTGGTAAGGTAGCGCATAATTCAGCTTGTTGTGAAGGGTCAATACTCCTCTCAATATTATGTAAAATATTTACCGCCATAGAACAACCATTCGTGGCACTCGTTTTATCTAACTTGAAAATCTCAGCGATTTCGTGTGCGGTTCGCGGACATTCATTCAGACGACATGATATGTATATAGACGCCGCTTTAATGCCATCGCGATTCATTCCACGAAACATTTTCTGTTCGGATATATCTTTGTAAATAATCATAGCATGGTCTATAAATATACGAGGAACACCCGCGTTTTGTGCCATTACTGTAATGAATTGAAATTCTTCATATAACGATTTTTCACGATGTGGCATTGATTGCCACTCCGTCCATTTTCTTATCTTTTTCATTTCGTAGGATGATTTATTATTGCATATCACTTTACACCCAAATGACGACTCTACTAGTAATGGGTTTATTGGATTTCCGCAACGAGTAGGGTCTTTGGCATTTTTATCTTCCGACCCATAGAATCTCCACTCAGGAGAGTAGTCCAATGTGTCTTTGTAGATTACCCCGCACATAGGACCCGTACATGTAGGAAACCCATTCTCCATAATCATAAGAGGAGACTGACAGAGATTACATACCTCAGCATCTTTCGCATACACACATTCGATTACTTCCTTTTGTTTGTCGTGAATATCAGATTTATCATTATCGTAAATATCCCATAATTTAGATTTGTCATTATTTGAACGATTTACTTTTTTCTTTTGAGTTTTTTGTTTGTTTGTTGTTTTTACTAAACCACTATCACTGGTATCTTTAGATAAAACGCAAACAAGTTCAGACATTTAGTTTGTATTGATATTTATTAATACAAGTTTATACGCGCTTTTTATTTGTCCGTTATTTCTCATTATTTTTTCAATTTTATATCGGTATATTGTAAATAATGGCAGATAAACTAATTCACATCGGACAAGAAATGGCTGGGAATGCTATAAACACAGTAGCAGAACAAGCAAACGATTTCGTTCAAGACGCTTCGGATAAGGCAGCCACGGATAAAGCCTCGACTTTAGGAGAACAAATCGCAAATTATACATGTGACAAATTAAACGAAAAGATTCCTAACATTGTAGGTTCGATTACCAATGAAGTTATTAGTAAATTAAGAACAAAAATCGATAGTGAGGAGTTTACAACCAACTTTATAAGCGTTCTGCGAGACAAACTGTTAGATAATGAAGAATATACCGACAAATTTTTATCTAAATTTGATAGATTGTTTGATACAATTATTAAGGATGCTAAGGATAGACACGATAAAAAAGAGTTAGCTAACATGTCAGAAGTAAACAAACCTTCATATGAAGGTGCTGGCTATCATAAACAAACAAAGCGAACACGCAAACCTTCTCACAAAAAAACCAAACGGGTTAGATTTTCTACGAAAAAGTAACTTTTTTTTCCAAATTTTCAAGCATTTCAGGTTTATACACTAAAGCCCCCGTTGGTTTATATTCATCTGTATCGCTATATTCGCGACGCGCTTTTTGTAAATTATTTTGTTCTGTATTAAATAAATTACCCGCAGCGTCGTTATCTTCCTCCTCCTCTTGTGTTACTACTACATTTCCTTTCTCATCTATCACCATACCGGTTTTATGGCGTATTTCGTCTCTTACATAATTTGGTATCCAATTCGCCCAGGTTATAAATAGGGTTGCCGGGTGAATATACCGAACATGAAACCCATTTTCTTCTAGTTTTGCGACTAAATAACCTATACAATCGCCTTGTTTATACACGGGTTCTCCAAATATATATTCAGGGACTTGAAACCAAATGTGACTTTCATGACGTTTGCTTCTGGATGTGAATTTTATACGACTATGGACTCTATTTAATAGTTTATTATAAATACTGCGTTCTTTCAAGTCGCGTTGCTGTTTTTTTTCAAACAAGTCATCTATATTCATTCGTTCAATATCGTCTGTTTCATCAGTATGAATAAACACGGACATTTGTAATATACAAGTAATAAGAAAAAATATAAAAAATTATTACGTATATTTACATTCATAAATACATTCATAAATACATTTACACATTCATGAATAAACCCTACAAGCATCCCGAAATGATTCGTCATATCGTTTGTTCGGGTGGGGGTGTTACCGGCTTTTCGTTTTATGGGATATTAAAAGAATGTTATTTACGTGGATTGTGGAAGTTAGAGAACATAGAAACTATCTATGGCACTTCGGTCGGTTCTATTTTTGCGGTTATACTTTCTCTTAATTATGATTGGAAAACTATGGACGATTACTTAATAAAACGCCCTTGGCAAAACGTATTTAAATTCAATCTGTATTCTATCTTAGATTCTCTTCAACAACGAGGAATTTTCGGTATAAAAACAATTGAAGATACATTTTCCCCCCTTTTTTTAGGCAAAGATATTCCAATTGATGTTACCATGAAAGAGTTCTATGACATTACCAAAGTAGAAATCCATATTTTTACAACCGAAATTATGAATTTTGAATTGGTAGATATATCGTATAAAACTCATCCTGATTGGCGAGTAATCGATGCTGTATATAGTTCTTGTTCTATACCTATCATTTTTTCGCCATTTATAAAGGGGTCAAAATGTTATTGTGATGGGGGATTGTTATTAAACTACCCAATTGATAAATGTGTTGAAAATGGCGCGAATCCAACCGAAATTATCGGTTTATGTAGCGATACGACCGCAAATAATGTAGATGTAATGAATGAAAACTCGTCCTTATTAGACTATATCATTGTCATCTTAAAAAAGATAATTGCTGCGTTTTTACCAAAAGTGGAAAGTGCGATTGTTAATGAATTTACAATTGGGTCTCCTGAGATTTCTATCTATGACATTGTTACTACAACGTCGAATGTTGATAAACGGATAGAATTAATACAAAATGGGGTTGATGTAATATGTGAACTATTCACATCAACAGAAACTATTTTAATGGGAAATGAGGACCAGCTTATTCCATCAACATAGAATCTACAAAATGTTCTAATGTACTTGCTGATATTTTGGAATCAAATTCAATTGTATTCTTGTCCTTTACCATTTTAACCGTGGGATAAGATTCAATATCGTATTTACTAATCATGTTTTGAACGTCACTGGTTTCGTCAGTACAGTTCACATCCACACATTTGGTAATATATCCATTCACCTCCTTGTTGTTAAACTGTTTTTTGAAGTTTTCCCATTCCGGTAATGCGGTCTTACAATGAGGACACCAATCAACATGAAAGAACATTACACTGACTTCCTTATTTCTGCGATTTGCGTTGGGTACGTCCGCAAACTTATTTTCTTGTTTTTTTACAAAATATGCATTGTATCCGTAATTCGCAGCATATCCAAAAATAATAGCGGCTAGTAATATTACTACATATTTATAGTAAGGACGAACTATTTTGTTGACAACTTCAACTAATCCAGGCATTATATAGAATATGCATATACTTTTTGTATTGTAAAAACGAATAAAATTTAGTAAAGAATATTTTATCAGAGAAGTATAACTTAACATGGGGAAAAATAAAACAGTAAAACATAAGAAGACATATTCTCTAAATGATTACAATAGCGGCGATGGTATGTTAACCAGTGTATGGGGTCCTAGTATGTGGCATTCACTGCATACTATTAGTTTTAATTATCCAGTAAATCCAACCAACGCCGATAAACACAATTACCGTGATTATGTATTTTCGATGAAACACGTATTACCGTGTGGTAAATGCAGGAACAATCTACGTGAGAATTTCAAAAAGTTGCCTCTTAAAATGAAACATATGGAAAATCGTGAAACGTTCTCGAAATATGTGTATGACTTACATGAACTGATAAACACTATGTTAGGTAAGAAATCGGGATTATCCTATGACGATATACGGGAACGATATGAAGATTTTCGTGCTCGGTGTACGATATCTCTGAAAGAACTAACGCCAAAAAGAACAACTTATAAGAAAAAGGAAAATGGATGTACGGAACCGTTATATGGAGAGAAATCGAAATGCATACTGAAAATTATACCCAATACCGACAAAGAAGACACTTTCCAGATTGATGAAAAATGTGTTAAGAAGGTAATTCAATAATGATATATTTAGTAATTTGTAATTATATCATTGCCATAGCGGAAATATATTTTAAATTATATATACCAATAGATATAAATGACAGATATTTCCATAGAAAAACCCACTACTAAAAAACAAAAGTATATTCCTTTTTGGGGCGAGGACCCAAATGTCTTGTTTGCGTCTAAGTATGTAATGGAATTTTTCCCTACTGAGAACATGACCTACGAACAGAAATTAAACTCGGTAACTCGCACGGTTATTATATTGACGCTAATTAGTACCCTTCTTTATGGGGGTATTCGTCATCTAATTATTGGAACCATTACCATCGGCTCTATTTTCATCCTTCATCATTATCACCAAAAAGAGAAGGTCAAAGTCAACTCTAAAAAGGTTGTCGAAGAGGTAAAGGAAGGATTTGGAAATCCCGCAATGGATTTGCTAACTCAAGGTGGGGAAGAAATACCTACGGATATATTTGATGAACCTGAACCTAGTAATCCATTTAGTAATGTTATGATGACCGATTATGATTATAATCCAAACAAGAAACCCGCACCAGCAGCATTTAATCAAAATGTAAACGATAAAATTTTAGACAGTGCGAAACAGATGGTGATTGAATCCAACCCAGACCAACCAGACATCGCAGATAAATTGTTTAAAGATTTAGGGGATCAATATGTATTCGAGCAATCACTACGTCCATTTAGTTCTAACCCAACTACTACCATACCAAACGACCAACAGGCATTTAGCGAATTTTGTTATGGAAGTATGACTTCATGTAAAGAGGGCAATAAATTTGCTTGTGCTAGAAATTTGTCGCGTCACACCAACTATTAAGTTTTTACAATTTCCATATAATAATTGCTTTATATAGAAATTCATTCTCTAACTATAGTATAAATATAAGATGTCCACAGTTAGCCCTTATTTGTTCAATAATACCGACCGTATCGGTTCTGATAAAAACGACCAAACACAAAATAACGTCCATAATACTAGATATACAAACCACAATTTAGCAAGCTTTTTTAGCGAAAATACTTCATCTCAACACGTTAACTTTGCCGTTCAGCAACCCACTATGACGTTTAGTGGTATTTCCCACGGAAATGGACTCAATGGAAATGTTATCGACGACGAGTCAAATCTCGTTATTAAAACCGAGCAGACCAAACCTTTTGAGAAATTACAATTGTTTCAACGCCCTTTTGCTAGCGTGCCTTACTTAGGACGCGGTAGCTGTGACCCTGCTCTTGAATCTCAACTTCAGCACGGTGAGGTGGTTGCTGGAAAGAAGAGTGTATCTACTATCATGGATAAATCCTTCTCTCAATACCAACTGTACCCTACCGATGACAAGATGGAAGAACGTGTTAACGACGCATCTTACACTGTCGAAGAGGCTGCTCTTGATGGATGGGTTCGTGGAGGCAAATCTACTCGCGAAATGTCTAATGACGAAATCATGCAGCAAAATAACCGCCCCAACGGAAATTTTTAAGCTGATGTCGTAATATTCATATAGTATATTTTGTACTATATGAAGTGTTGGATTCTTAGGTTTCTGATTTAATTATATAAAAATTTCATTTAACGTTATTTTTTTATAACTCTTTCGAATCCATATTGTTTTCTTCCAAAAGCAATAATTTCATTATTATACTTTATTAATGAATAAAAAATAGAGCTTTTGTTGTATTAATTCTTTTTATATACATATATATATATATATATGATTAGTGAAAAAGATAAAATAGAATATATAAACAGTTTGGATTTGTATATATTATCACATGGTGGTGTAGGTAGTAATTATTTAATAGATTATTTACAAGAAAGAGGATTATCTGTAAAAACTAATATAAAATTATATCAAAATACTTGTCATTATTCCTATAAATTAGTACCAGATAAAAAAACAATATATATATATGGTAATATAATAGAATCAATAATTTCTCAATATGTAAGAGGTTATTTACATGTTAATGCAACTAAAATACACAAATCACGTGATTACAATCATGAAAAATTAGAATACTTTATAAAAAATTATCCAGACGATCCGATTGGTATAAAAAAACAAATTAATAATTTAAAAAACTCCAAGAATACAGTTTTTATTGAATATCCTTATGATAAAGATAAACTAGAAAACGCATTTAAAATTTTAAATCTAAAAATAGATTTAAAAAATTTTAATATTGAAAATAGAAATACTATATTCAAAATAGAAGATTTACATAATTATGATAATATTCTGCAAAACATAATTAAAGTATATATAAATTATGATTATACATCCAAATTTAATTGTTCTAATGGTTAAATTGTTGGGGGTATTATACTGATATTGGAATTAACCTATGTTCTAATTATATGGATAATTTGTTACACATGTTCTCATTTACACCTTTTTGTGAAAAAAGTAATTATAAAACTATTCATTAATTTCATATACATTTGTTATATAATCTTGTTCACAGAACCATCTCTCATTTGTCTCGGCTGTAATTAGATATTTTTTATCATTAATTACAATTACACTTGTTGGGTCACATATATTTTTTGAATTATAAGGTTGTTCAATATCAAAATGGCTTATTCTTGGTAATTTATTATTGTCAAAATAAACAATCCATTTAAAAATATCATGTTTTGTAATGCCATCTTGCTCGTATGTTCTATGACCAAAACCATAGTATTCATTCTCATTTAATTTATATCCAGGTGTTCCACCTCTATATTCATAATTATAATTATTTTCATCATTAACAACTTCTATTTTTCTAATATCACCGGTTTCTATATCAAAAGTATATAATATAAATGGTTTTATATAATGTATAAAATATAAAATATTGTTATGATTTATAAAAGAAATATTTTTACCTGGAATATTAATTTTTGTATATTTTTGATTTTCATAATCAATTAAAAACATATCGTTAAAATGATTGTCTAAAATATATATTTTATTCTTATATTCAAAACATCTTGGGTCTTCACCTTTAAAAGTAATATTATTGTCTTCAATTATATCAAAATTTTCATTTAACGTTATTTTTTTTATAACTCTTTCGAATCCATAATGTCTTCTTCCAAAAGCAATAATTTCATTATTATACTTTATTAATGAATAAAAAATAGAGTTTTTTGTTGTATTAATTCTTTTTATATATGAAAATTTCATAAAATTATGTAAACCATTTACATTAATAGCAGTATAAATATTATCAACATTAAAAAAATCTAAATCTTCATATTCAATTTGTTTCTTGTTATTTTTTTTATATAAATTAGGTGTAGGAGAATTATAAGTTTCTATATATTTATCATTATCTGGATATAATAATTTTTCATTATAATCATTCATAACGAATAATATTCCTGAAATCTCGGGTGAACCAATATTAATGATCTTTCCATTTTTATAATTTACATTTTCTAACCATATATCTTTTCTAGCTTTATTTGAAACATTTGTTTTTGTATCATATATAGTTTTATTAGTAATATCTGCGTAAATTACATCAGTAACTAGGGTTGGACCAGTAGCTAAAAAAATATTAGGTTCATTATTAATTATTCTTTTAACAACTTCTTTTATAATATTTAATATTATTGGATTTTTTGGTTTTGACATAATTGGTGTATTCATAATGTTGTTATCCGAATCCCAAACAAAATAATGTTCCATATTATTATCAATACAATTTGTTAATTTAGTTGTAATTGAACTATCTAAATCAATATAAACGCCACCATATACATATATTGCAATATATCTTAAAAAGTCGCCTTTAGCAGCACCTATATTTAATTTATCAAAAGCATATAATATATTTTTATCAAAATTTGTTTTAATTAACTCCCTACCTATATTATCAGTAATCAAATAATAATCATAATCAGAATTAAGGTTTAAGATACTTTGAATATTATTATAAATTTTATTATGAACGTAATTAGATTTATAGGTTTGTATTAATATTTTTGGTATATTATATTTTGTATTATCAATATTTTTTGCCTGAATAAATGTTGGAATCTTAATCATATTATCATTATTTGAATTCACTAATTTACTCGGTATTTCTATCTCATTTTCGTAATTTACAACGTGGGTGTTTTCAAAATTGGGATTAATAGTAGTTAATATTTGTTTTAATATCTTTATAGAATACAATTCATCTGATTCTATAGTAAATGTTGGACCAGCAATAGCTGATATTGTTTCTAATTCATAAATTAATAAATTTTCTTCTTTAAAAATCATTTTATTATTTTGCTTTGAATTTGGTTTGTTTATTATTCCAATCACATGGAAATTTTCAGTTCTATTATTTATAGTTTTATATATTTGTTTTAAATCACTTACTATTTTATATATATCAGTTCCATCTTGATGAACTGTTGTATCATCGCCCCAACTTCCTATTGGTTGAAAAAATGCGATATACACTTTATTAATATTATGTTTATCAAATAAATTTATAAAACGCTTTGTTTTACGTTTCATACTATCATATACAGTAGTATTCCCTAAGTCATGATGAAGAAAAATATCATGACCGTATTTATTAATACCTTGATTATTATTCGTATAATTATCTTTATTTAAAAAATCTACAAAATTATTGTTTATACAATCGTTCACCATAGGTATATTTGAACGAATAAAATCAAAAGGTAATGATGTATAACGGTAGTTTAACTTCTCTAATATTCTTGCAATGTAACAAAATGTACCAATTGGTATCATAACCATTTTATTGTCATTTTGAATTAATAAATTGCTTGGGATTTCTCTATCTTGCCAATAATGTATAAATACTGTATCCTCGTTGGTGTTTTTAAATCTTCCAACGCCCTTACCATCAACTGTGTCAGCATATTCTTGGTATATAACCATATTTTGCCTTGACGCTTTCGTTTGTTCTATATTCACAATTCTCAACAATTCTTCACATAAATAATGATAATTCATTTGTAATATGTGATTTTCTGTATAATACGCATGTTTCAAAGCATCATATATAATTTCGTTTCTAGGATAAGTAGCAATGAACCCATTAAATAAGTGTTCGTTTTTAACATATGACTTCGCAAAAACCGAATCATAATTTTGTATAATATTATCAATATTTGTCTCAAACATTGCGTCACTATCTAAAAACAATCCCCCTTTCAAATACAAGTAATAATATCGGAATATGTCTGCTTTATGTTGTCCTTGTGTAAAACTATGAAACTTTTGTATAATATTGGGAAACTCAGCGATTGGATTGTCTATAAAAAATTGTATACACTCTTTATCTGTGAAATGTGAGTATTTCCAATCAGGACAGTATATATTTATTAGTTCTTTTACATATGGAGGCAATATTTCTTTTGATGTTTGAAAAACATGTTTGGGTATTTCTCTGTTTTGATATACATTTATGATAGGTAAAAACAATTCATCGTATACAGGTCTGCTTCTTATTGTCAGGTCTTCATTCATGACTCCAACTGTTCCAGCATTGGTATTTATGTATTTTACAAACTGGTTAAATTGAGATTCTAATATGGTGTAGTCAATATTTACGTCGTCATTATGTTCGTTATCATACACCTTAAAATAATGTTCTGTTTTTTCTCGCGTTCCAGATAATCTTTCTTTGATAGCGCCAAAATTATTGTATAATAGCGGTAATCCAGAATTTATTATTTTCGTAAGTAAATATCCATATGTTTCACCCCATTCATTCAGTAATAAGAAACCATTAATATTATATTTCCTTATAAAATCATAAAACTCATTTTCTTTGTAATATGGAATGTTCTGTCCTACTATTTGAAATTGAATGGTATCACACTCATATTTGCTTTTTAAATAATTCACGTATCTTTCACCTTTGAATTTACATAATGGAGAGAACACGCCAATATTCATACATTTATTTTGTATTTCGGGTATGTTTTTGATTCCAACTTGAATGTTATAGTCACTTGGATAGCACACTATAAAATTAGATGAGTCAAAATGCTTTGAATATACATCATGTGTAAATTGAGAATTCATAATCACTTTATCAGCTAATAACAACAGTTCAGTTATATCGGTCGATACATCAATATTGTTACTTAAATACGCAGATGGTATATCATATGTATATTGATGCTGGTCTTTACATAGCCAAATAAAATCATGTATACTAATAAATAAGTTGAATTTATATTTATTACGAACATCGATAATGTCGGTAATTTTGATATCACAATTTAACAAATTTTGTATAAATAGTATGTCTTTATTACTATAATCATTTGTGCATAACATTTCCTTATTTTTTACAAAAATATATTCATAGTTGTCATACAGTGTTATAATATCATTAATATATTTCTCAACTCCTCCTTTTTTATTATTGTGAATAATAAAAACTCGTTGTTTTGTTGATATTATGTCAGTATTGATACTTTGTATAATTTCATAATCACAATTATCGTTTTTATACATCATTTTAAAATATTTAATCAATTCTTCGTCAGAGCAACCTTTATAACCATAGCATTTCATTCTACCAAATCCTAATGAATTCAATTTAATCCATAATTCTTGCGTTGTTATTTTATTACTTAACACCAAAAAATCGTTTTTACTATTTTGGTATAATTCTTTCAATCTATTATTGTCAATAGCATCATTAATAATACAATATTGTTTATTGTAATCCAAATTAATTCGAGAGTTCATTATTTTATGTTGATATTCAGGTCCTCGTTTCCAAATATCAGATTGATTCGTAATATACTGTGGGTCTTCATAAGCGTCTAATTCTTTCATTTTATCTTGAACTCCATATTTAGCATAGAACATAGGACTAATATACTTGGGACCAATACGATTAATTTCTGAATTCCGAATCGTAGAAAAATTATTTCCTTCGTTATTCATATATTGAATATATTGTGCTTTATTATTTTTCACAACCTTGTATTTACTACAACATGTTCTGAGAAGAATTTCATAATCATCACATATAGGCAAATATTCAGAATAACTTTCGAGTTCCATTAGCACTGCACGATTCCAAATGCGAGGATGATTTGGTAAACAAATTAAACGACTCAATGTAACATTATTAATATTTGGAGTATTATAAATAAACCTCCACTCATTATCAATTAATTCACTATAATATCCTCCATAACCTTTACAAAGGGTGTTATCGGTATATTTACAATTTTGTCCATCGCGAAATAAATTAATAGTATCACCATATACAAATCCTATTTCTGGGTCTGATTGGAAAATATTATAAGAATCCAATAAACAATCTTTTAGTATCTCATCGTCATGATCCATTTCTAATACATATTTACCACGACATAATGATATAGCTTCGTTTTTAACATTACCTATATTACCACTGTTTTTATCTCTCTTATATAATCGAATGCGATTATCGTGAGATAAGGTATCTCTTAGAAAGGTAAAATGTTCGTCTTCTGGCGTGTCATCCATAATAACCCATTCCCAATCCTTTAATGTTTGTTTTTTTATCGAATCATACGCAGTATTTATATAATCGTAACTTTTAAAACACGTAGTGAATATAGAGAATATAGGTCTGGTTTTTTCCCTATTATTAATTACATTTGTAATGTAACAATAATTTACATTATGATTGAATTCCTCTATATTCGATATATTGTTTTTATGAAACCATCTACTCGAAAATCGCGATGGTATTTCCGCAGAAATATAATCATATTCGTTATATGTATCTCCATAGGTAACTAATAAATGATAATTATGATTGTATAATTTATTCAATTCACGAATATCATTTGTAATATGAATAGAACACATGAGCGATTCCTTATTAATTTCTATAAAGTCATCTATTTTAGAATATTTATCATGTCGAAAAAATAGAACTTGCGGATACCTAGACGTAGACATATATAAAGTATGTGTCTTAACGTCTTTATTATGATTCAAAAGTATATGTTATTTCTTCTGTTGTACACGATAATATAGGTGTTTGTTCTAATTCGATGTATGAAAGATAACGGCATATTTCTATAAACAAATCTTCTATCGCCATATTGTATTTATTGCTATGCAACAACATCAAAAAAGCATTGGTTAACGCTCCTACCTTCTTTTGTAGTAAATCATTATAGTTCTCCATACTGAGTTGCTTATCAGTTGAACCACTAATCGCACAGATATTTGTATTTTCGTGTTGATTCGAATTGATATTCGTTTTAGTAAGTTGATTGTCAATATATTGTACCGACCAAGGTAAGTCGCATATACTTCCACTATGACAACAATCAAACAATAAAAATAACCTGCAATTTACGTCTTTTATTATTGAATATATGTCATCGTCCAATATCACTCCATTCGTTTGGAAATCGTTTGGAATTAACACACTATCTATATTTTCCTTCTCATCATTTGACCGGTCACGGCGAATTGAACCATGTCCGCTATAATGAAACCATAATTCGTCGCTGTCTGCTTTGTTTGACATAAATTCCCTCAAGTGGTGGATAATATTTTTCTTTGTTGGATAGAATTCTCTGTCTTCCGTATCGTCTCGTAATACCGTGATATTTGTGGCTTGGTATCCTAGTTCGGCGATAAGCATATCTCGCATTCTAAGCACATCGTCAATACAACCTGTTAATTCAGAGTTCTCAATTCCCTTATAATTGATTCCTATCAACAAAGCAAATTTCATAGTAATCTATTTACAGAAATTATGTTTTACAAAACAAATGATACAAATGAAATTTTACAACATAAATTATAATCACATAGTGTATAAATGGAAAAGTCAGGTTCGACTATTAGTAATATACAAGTTCCATCCGACCAACTTTTCAAAGTACATTATTTGGATTCAAGTAAGACTGAAAATAAGATTATTGTCTTTTCCAATAGCAATGGACCGGTTAATTTAAATGAAATGTTTAGCGAAGAAGATATCGTAAATATTGAACTAAATAAGATTGATGTCGTGTTCTCGTCACAACAAATTTATAAAGACGATACAATCCGGACTATAAAGAAGAAAATTATAGTAGAAATTGGTAAAAACGTGATTTCCTACCCAGAATTGTATCTTTTCTCCAAAATCGAAAGTGACCTCTCTCTCTTCCAAATCTACAATTATGTCACCCAAGACGATAAAGTCCCCTTAGATTCGGTTATGTTAGGACAACTTCTACACAATTTAGGTGTTAATGATATATCGGTTGTTGATAACATACCCGTACAAGATGTTTATACATACAATGACTTAACCACGTTCTTGTCGTTCCTAGAAAACAAACAGGAACTCTGGATACCAGTAGGTCCTCGATTTACAGACAACCATCTAGAATTATTATTTCAAGCGAATCCATACAATATTATTAACGCAGACAACAACCCATTTCAATATACGAGCAACAACCCATTAATATCATTCGAGAACAATGTCTTATTATCATATGGCGATTTGATACATAATACTATATATGCTACCTCGGTATCTGATGTTCTCGAGTATGGTAAGTCAATACAGTTGGACGATGAATATGTCATACCTCTCTATTTCCCATTATTAGAGAAAATTGACGTTTTCACTGGTTCTGATATAATTGAGAAAAAACAACTACTCTTGGCTGAGAATGACAAATTATACGATAGGAGTTTTGGTAAAATAGAGGACAATTTACAGACTATGTATCAAGTATACAATGCAGGGTCTCGAGAGGATATCAAATACTCGCAAAATGGGATTCAGATGATAGATTTCACTATTCACCCGTCCTCAAAGGTAAAACTTCCACTCGATGTATTGTTTAAAAATATGCATTCGACCAAAGACATACCGTTTATTAAGTACAATCCAGGAGCTCGTTTTGAAAAAATGTACCGAGTGTATTCTGAAGATATTACCCAAACAGGGCAACAAATCCCATTCTTGTCAAAAGAAGAGATTATGACTTATTCGAAAAATATCGGTAAGTCACTTCAAATAGCCTTGGTGGTACAAGGTAACATGAAGGATAAAAATTTCGACGTAATTATTAGTATTAATCAAAATGGGGATGTCAATGTTATGTGTGATTTCTATTCAAAAGAGTTAGAAATACCTAGAAGTATTGCGGTTTTTTCATTGCCGTCTATAGCGGAATTGGAAATTTACATTGACGGAGTCGTTAATAATACGATTACCACATTGAACCAATATCTACAAGGATTAGGTTATACATTACAACCCTTTATCAATCTTACACATAAAAATGTTGAAATCAAGAATATCAACTACAAAATATGGTCTCCATTAGAAAAAGACATCGCATTTACAGATGTATCGCCATGTTTAACCAGTATGTTTGAAATCCAAGAAATAGAAAAGAATGACCTACAAATGAATTTCAAACGAGTAAACAACTATACACAAATGAACGCAACCAATCGAATGATTACCGATGTATATACTCGAACCAACAGTGAAAAAGACGTCATTAGTTCTCTCGTATTAAATTATAATTATACCGAACAAGAAGCACTTTTAGAATTTACCAAGTATTTAAATAATTTTACGAGGATTAACGGACAGTATGTAAATAAAAACATTGAAATCGTTGAAAATCCGGGGTTTGCCGTTCATATGGGGAAATTACAGACGGGAATGATTCTGCATATCGATGCTACGCAAATTACGAATATACGATATATAGAACTTTTATCCATTTATTTTGATAGCTTTCTACGAGTGTCACAGAAGGTTGGTATTAAGGGAATATCAAAATCAAAAATAACTCAACTCTGTTCTGGTAAATATGATACTGTGAAAGAACCCACCATTGAGAACCTCATTATACCCTCCAATAAATCTATCAGTCCTATTTCACAAGAGGGTGTTCTATTGCGAGATGATGGAGGTGACGAGGACGGCGATGACGATTTGGAGGACGATGATGACGATGATGCATTTTTATATATGGACGATGATGAAGATTTGGAGGAAGATGATGACGATGATTCTATAGACGGAGGTGCTAAAAAATCACAGGTTAAAAAATTAGAACCAAGGAAATATATGTTTGACAAGCTAAAACTGCTAGAACCGGAACTTATCTTATCGAAAGAAATCGGACATTATAAAGCTTATTCTCGGGCGTGTCCTTCGAATTTAATGAGACAACCAGTTATTCTTACAAATGATGAAAAAACAAAAATAGACGCCGAGAACCGCAATGGTTATGGGTATGCTCTGAAGTATGGGTCGAATAAAGAAAACCCTCACTGGTTTATATGTCCGCGATACTGGTGCCTTGAAACAAATCAACCCTTAACCAAATCTCAAGTTGATTCGGGAAAATGTTCCGGCAATATTCACGAATTTACAGAAAATAGGTTTCATGTAGATAAAGATGGCAATTACGTTCATCATTCGCCCGGATTTTTACCTGACGAGACTCACCCCAAATATGGGGTTCCGTGCTGTTTTAGTAAACAATGGGATTCAACTCAACTTGAAGGTCGCAGACAAAAATGGGGGGTTACTGAAAATAGTATCGACGCACCAAAAGGCACTAATTGGAAAGATGTGATTGATGGAAAAGAACTTGAATTATCGGGGACGATTGAAGCCAAACAACCTAAAACGGAGAAATCTATCAAAAATACAAAGAATGTCCCGGATGATATAACAACCATAAGGTATTTTTCTAAGTTATCTTTCTTTGAAAATGCTGGCATTTGGGTCTTTTTACCTCGGTCCGTTCAGTTATTTTTAGATGTTGATTACCCATCTATGATATCTTCTGACAATCAACAAAAAATAAAAGAGAACCAACGCGCATATTTATTGTATACAGTAGAACGTAAATATCACCAATCGTTTATAGGATGTATTGCAAGAGCATATGCAGATATGAACGACTATACGACCAAACAACTTCCGGTCCCTACTATCTCGGAAATGCGAAACATTATTGCTGAGTCCATCACATTGGATATGTTTTTACAATATCATAATGGTTCCTTAACATCTACATTCCAACCAAAAAATAAACGAGTAAATGATGATTTCTTACAGAACCATTACAACAGTGTCTTTTATAAATCTCTCGATGATAACATACCCGCACAAATGGACTTTTACGAACATACAGTTGCGTCATTTGCGAAATTTCTTGAATATCTCCGCGACGACGATTCATGGATAGATTATGTCTATTTATGGGACATTGTTACCTCGCCGAATCCCAAATTATTTACCAATGGATTGAACCTGGTTATTTTAAGTATTACCGACAATGACATTACGGACAATGTCGAACTCATTTGCCCGTCGAATTCATATAGCGCAAAAATACACGATAAGAATAAAAATACACTTATCTTAGTAGAACAAGACAACTATTACGCTATGGTGGCTGTATATGATAACACAGACAGTAATAGTATTGTCAAGCGGGTTTCTACATTTGGGAATAGCGATAAACTACCTGGATTACGTAAGACATTGAAGAAAATACAAAATACTCAACAGAATTATTGTAAGCCTTTACCCAGCATGCCGAAGGAATACAAATACAAACAAAACATCATTGCCGAGACAATGTATGAAATCTTACAGAAATACCAATATGTAGTGGATTACCAAGTATCCAATTATCGTGGTAAAATTATTGGGTTTATTGTACGCATATCCGACGCGAATTCAAATGGTATATTTATTCCATGTATGCCGTCTTCCGTTTTACCGGACATTCCTACCCAGTATATGGATAATATCCCATGGATGGACTACGTTACTACCAGAGATACGTTATTTCAAATACATCAAAATACAGAAACCGCGGTGTCGTGCAAACCATTATTAAAGATTATAGAAGATGGACTTATTGTAGGCATTTTAACCGAAACAAATCAGGTGTTACAAGTCAATCCACCTATTAACAATGATGTTGATGATGGTATTGATAGTATTAATGTAAAAGGTTATGCAAACAATGGATATTTTGATGCTGATACAAAAATACAAACGACCAGTTCCGAAGATACCCAGCGAAAAGAGGTCGTTAGAAACATCCGACTTGAAACACAATTCTACTCCTCTTTCAAAACAACAATACGAATATTGTTGAATGACCCATTGTATTCAACCGTGAAAGAAAATATTATTACAATTCTTAAGGATACTCGCTATTTATACCGTATTAAACTCCAAAAATTAGAAATACTTCTCAAACATCTCTTACGTAACACGGTCTCGTTTCATGATATGGAAGAAGATGTGTTGAAAAACATGGATGATGTTAGTATTTGTACTGACGATACTCGCGACAAACCTTACTGTATTGTTAAAAACAACAACCAACGTCTTATTATTCCCAGTAAAAACTTGATGAGCGGAATGGAGAACGAAAAACTGTATTTTGGACGCATTGCCGATGAACTTTTACGATACAAACGAGTACGGTTGTTTATGTTAGAACCCAAAAAATACTTGAATATAGGCACCGTTGATTACAGTGTAAATAAAAACGAGGTCATTCTATTACAATCCATATTAACCGATGAATATTGGGACAATCTTAAACCTTTTTATACAAATAAATATATTCGTAATCTGAATTTTGATAATGCTGACCCTGCCATTTCTCAAAAATATTCCTCCGAAATTAGTCTTTCGCAACAAGAAGACGCTGTTGAAACTGGTGATGATAAGTCTCAATTAGGACAATGTGTAAAAGAAGAGTTTCATGGAGTGATTGGAAACAAGCAAAGTAAATGGAGACGGACCTTTCCCGATGATTCGAAAGAAACCTTATACCAATGTTCTCATGTGTGTAGTTACTATTTAGTACAAATGATCTATCAAACACATTATGATAAGGAAATCGGCATGGTTGATATCAAAAAAAGGTTAGTTCGGCTATATAATAACTATGTAGAGAGTCACAAATCCAAGGTTTACGATATATTGCGTAAACAAAATGGTAAGCTGTCTATGATAAACAAGGTCATTCAGAACAAACTTACGATGGAAGATTTGATTATGAGCGAAGAATATTATTTGACGACTTTGGATATGTGGATGTTAGCATCTGATTTGAAATTGCCGATTATGTTATTCTCTCAATCTCCTCTTGAAAACTTGAATTTGAAAATAGATTGGGTACTATTAGGCGGAAATCCAGCGAAAGACCGTTTCTTCTTTATTCGTAGTCCTGCCACTTCTAAACGGTGTCCTGAATATCGTATGGTTACTCCTCAGCGTCCATTGTATGATTTGGAAGGGTTTGGAGATTTATTAGAAAATCCAGAAAATTATATTGATAACAATATGGATTTTGAAAGTTATTTGAACCAAGTTTCTTTGGTGTTTGAATAAATCATGACAAAATAAAAAATAATAATTACAAAACTATTATTTTTACTATTTTACTATTTTTTATCAAATTTAAAATCCAGCATCATATCCATCATCACATACACCCATATCACTATTCTTGATTGCGTCTAAATTGTTCTTGATGGTTATATTGTTCTTAGAACATACTTCACTGCTATCTTCCAATGAACCGAACATCTTTTCGATTTCTTTGTTACTGTCCTTCTTGGTTACTTCTACAGTAGGCATATTCTTCATTTGTTCCATATCCAAAACTACTTGGAATGAACCAGTACCAAACACGCCCATTTGTCCCATCATCACATTAGCAGACACACCACGCATGTGGTCGAAATCCGCATGTCGAGAAGCATTCAACAATACCTCCGTATGAACTTCAAATGTCGATTTGGAAATAGGTCCAATATCATCATTCAAAATGCCTGAACGGAAGATGGAAACCATATTCTCAGTGGAGGTCATACGGTCACAAAGAAGACTGAGATGGTGGTAGTTAATGTAGACACCACTAAACTCCATGACCTCAACAAATTCATTGTAGATGATTTGTCTGGCGGCTTCAATACCCAAAACACTGAATGCTTCCTTGATATCGTTTCCAAAGGTTCGGTTGGAATCAATGAAATCTAATGCCAATGTCTCCATTAGATTACTTCCGGTTGTATCCATAATCCAAATGTCCTTGTGTACGTATTTACTATCCTCCTTAATGACAGAGTTTTGTAATTTTCTGGGTAACACATTGGTAACGCCGCTGATTCCACGAAGAACAATGTTATTCAACAGATTGTCTTGGAAAAGACGAAGCATGTAAATATCATCGGATTGGTCCAAGGTATCGGCAATTCCGTTTAATGGTTTCTTTCCCTTGAGAATCTTCTCATTGAGACGAATGCGGAATACCAAGTTATCGGAATTGTAATCAGAATATACACAAGATATTTCATCACCGTGACTATTTGTAATAGCAAAGTGAATATCATCCATGGTAATATTCTTATCAAGCAGGGTCTCAGTATCCATTTCAATACGGATAATCCATTTTGATTTTGATGGGTCATTATCATTATCACCATCGCGGTTACATTCGTCGACCATTTCTTCAAATTCATAAAATTCTTCTAACATTGTGGCATCATCCATTATGTTCGTCGATTTATCATTCGGGTCGAAACAAATCTGTACTGATTTTACTACATCCACCAATTTGGTATGTTCTAACATGTTTGAATATTGATTTGCCTTGTCCTGGTCCTGTTCGTCAAGTTGGTTCAAATAAACCGTTAATGACGGATTCTTAGGGTTTTTGGTAAGACGAAGAATTTCTTCAATTCGCGGCACACCACGAGTCACATTCGACTTGGATGCCACACCACTTAAATGGAAAGTATTGAGAGTGAGTTGTGTAGTAGGTTCACCAATAGACTGACCCGCAATTACACCCACCATTTCTCCGGGATGAACGATAGATTGCTTGTATTTCAAGACAATATTCTCCAAAAGGACCACCAATGCGTTACGATGAAATCGCTTGTTAATTAGCAAATCCTTAGGGGTTAAGTAGAAGAAATATAGGATTTCAAAGAGAGAGCTCGGTGACGAATAACCGATTTGCTTAAGTTTGTTGAAATACTCCTCAATCAATTCAAATGCTTCAAGGGGAGTGATATCCACAATGGTGTTCGAATTCAATTGAAGTTGTCCTTGGATATTAGCAATTGTATTCTGGAAAGCAACCGGAAGATTAACTCCATTCTCATTTTTGTTTTTGAAGACGGATTTTACTACCAAATCGCGATTTTCAATCATCTTTTCAATATATGACTTACACTTGTCCTTGGTTTCTTTTGATTGCTTTCGGGTTCTGGTAGCAGCGCCCTTAGTGAAAACCTTATTAATTTCGGTCTTCTGGTCGTTCGCTCCCACAATATCGTAGTAAAGATAGATTTCTTCCAAACTCATACCAACCAGCGGGATTGATTGATTTTCAACCTTAGTAGATTCAAACCCATCGTCACCATAAGCAAATTGGATGATTTTGCCCTTGTTATTACGAACGGTCATATCATACTCTACCTTTAAGTCTTCCAGACCTTTGATTAATCTTCTTTGGATATAACCAGTCTGAGAAGTCTTTACCGCCGTATCAATAAGACCAATACGACCACCCATCGCATGGAAGAACAATTCGGGTGCGGTCAATCCAGAAATGTAGGAATTCTCAATGAAACCGCGAGCACCCGGAGAATCGTCATACTTATTGAAATGAGGAAGAGTTCGGTTTTCAAAACCATAGGGGATACGCTTACCATCAACATTGGTCTGACCCAAACAAGAAATCATCTGAGAAATGTTGATGAGAGTACCCTTGGAACCGGAATTGACAATCATGACGAAGCGGTTATCTTTGGCAAGAGATTTGCGACTGATTTTACCAGCTTGTTCGGTTGCCTTATTCAGGATGTTATTCACGCTGGTTTCGAATTGCGCGTTGTTTGTGTGAGAAGTATTATTTTCAAAAGTTCCCTTATGGACTTTCTCAATAAGGGATTGAACTTCTTGTTTTTGTTTTGCGATTTCGTGAATAATGGAGTCTTGTGTCTTCCTATTAGCAACCAAATCGCTAATTCCTACACTGAACGCACTCGACTTCATGTATTCTGTGATGACGTTTTGAAGGTCATCGATGAAATTACAAGCAGACATGTTTCCAAAATCGTTGAAAGTTCTATGGAGAATACCCTTCGTAGAAGAACCTAATACAGACTTCTCGATTTGTCCTCGAATATACTTTCCATTGCGGATTTCTAACACGTTGTTTGAAGTCGCATAATCTTCATCTTCGTCAAACAGTTTCGTCTTGAACTTCAATGTTAAGGGTGCCATAATCTGACTTAGAACATCGAAATTTTTGATTTTTCCGCTGTTCTTTTCGCTTAATTCGCGAAGTGCCGCCGTATCTACCTTTGAATACATCATCAGTAAATTCATCACATCACGGGGCGTGAATGAAATGTTGGGGCGGGTAAAACGATAAGACCCTAACAAAGAGTCTTGATAAATGCCGATAATCGGCGCATTTCCAGCAGGACTTATTACTTGATATGGAATCGCTGCTAAATGCCTTAATTCTGTTTCTGCCAACACATTTTGTGGCATATGCATATTCATCTCCTTTGTTTTTTGACTGCGTATATGCTGTCAAAACCCCCAAAGTCTCCTAAGGGGACGGACTATACCTTGTGCCTTATCCGGTTGATTAAACCTTCATTTAAGACCCGTAACCGTCTAGTCTCTGAACCTTCCCCATATCCTATCATAACGGACTTAGGGGCTTGGCTGCGGATTGTCTAATCCCATACTTTTTTACCATTGGGTTCGGCAATTAACCGAGTTCCCCCATTATGTTTCCATTATGGGGTGGTAGTATGGGCTCTAAAGAAATTCCCGTCAATTTGGCTACGTTGCCACTCTTTTAAATCTAATATAAATTTTTTCGCTCGTTCTTTTATTTCATCTATTGGTTCGTGTTTTCCTACAAAAGTTGTGATTCTTTTTTTATCAATGACTATACGGACGTATTCAGTATTATTCGTATTGTTTCTAAGAACCCGAATATACTTATCAATGTCGTCATCAACTATTACTACACCATTGAATCGGTCATATTTTTTTGTCAAATGTTGTTTCTGAGTTAGCTTCATCATTTTCTCTCGATGTTCTTCATTATCGAGAGCCGATTTTAACCGTTCAGAAATCAACTGTTTTGTATAGTCACTTTTCGGTTGAGGTATTGAAAACTTTGGTGGCATAGGGAGTTCTTCTCTCCAACAAAAGTTTCCGTTTACATCAGTAAACGCCTTACCGCCATTTGTTAAATTATAGCCATTTGGATATTTTGAATTATACTCAATGATAAATTGTTCTTCTTGTTCGTTTAAATCATCCACATCGCAAGTGTGTATTAATTCACAAGTAAAACTATCCTGACCGTATTTTCGTATAGCTGAATTCAAACACTTACAGTGGTTTTTTTTGCTTGAAAATGCTTCGTAAATATGGTCTTTGAATCTTCCCAAATATCCAAATGGTCTATATTTATTATGGTTTAACCTGTGACTACGCGTTTGACCTATATAAACCTTTCCATTTGTAGTATTAGTCATTTTATATATTTGACCAACAACTTTATCTTTTTCACCAATACCTAATATCATTTTTGTTTTATTATAGAGAGCGAGTTATATTTATATTATTATTTTAAAGAATGACTAGATGATTATATTAGTAAAATGTACCTATGCGAAATACACCTACCAGTAGAACTTACACCGTTTTCCCCAATAAGTATATCTACAACTTATTGGGCGGTCACCTGTTTGGGACAAAATCTATCCCCATCAAAATCGGCATTGTAAGGTTTTGTGTCCGCGACGTTCATACGAAATGTGTCACC